AGTTCTCGAAGTTGATGCCCTTGTGGTGGTTGGCGTCAAAACCACGCCGCGCCACGAACGGGCCTGATGTCCCACCGCCAGCAATGGGGATGTGGTTGCGTGGGTCGGCTGATGTTTGGGTGACGCCCTGGTTGAAGCCTGCTGGCGTTTGCGTCATCAATCACCCCTGGCAAAGCCAGACCCGAGTATGGCTACAGGTTACTGAGAAGTCAGCTCACAGTTTTGACACTCTGCCCCTCACCGCCTCCCAGCCAGTGCTGCTCCGCACGTTCAGCTGCAACGCTTGACCTGTCACCACTGCGTTGAACTCGACGGTGTAGGGCAGGCTCAACGGCTGCGCTGATTCCCACGCGATTGTCAGGTTGCCGATCGTGTTTGCCCTGTAGGCGATGACCTTGCAGGTGTACACCTCGTTCCCGCCCGAGCGGGAGAAGAACATCGTCACCTCCATCAGGTCGCCATCGTTGTCAATGGCGACGGGGTTCCAGATGTTTGCCCCCAACGCCTGCCCATTGCTCAGGATCGGTTCAAGACCACCCTGCGCCGGTGCAGGCGGCTGCGTGACAGAGGCCGACGTGCCGCCCATCGGGAAGAAGCGCCCGCCGCCTGCTTTCCACCGATCGCTGTGTGTGGCGCCACCTTTGGGGTTAGAGCGCTCCGCCAGCAGCGGCTGACCCTTGCCCCACTTGCCGCTTTCCTTGATCGACCACTCCCACTCAACGGTGTTGACGTGGTGATCACCATCACGCCCTAGGTCAGGTCCAGGACGCCCTGCACTGTGGTGAACGGTGTTGCCGTCTTGCCCTGGCTTGCCGGTGTCCCCCTTGCTGCCCTGCTCGCCACGCAAGCCCTGTGGTCCTTTGACCTGTCCAGCTTTGATCAGGCTCCCGTCGTCCAGACCGAGAATTAACTCGCCCTCGACAATGCCCGCAGAGACGATCAGACCAGCCACAGCACTATCAAAACCGTTGTGCTGAGTCTATTTGCGCCCGTTCAGGTCAAAGATGGCGCAACGCCTCTGGAAATCAGCGTCGTGATCGTGGTGAATGCGCGCTGCAATCTTCCGCGCTCGTTTCACCAGCAGCCTGAAGGTCATCCGCATCTCCCCGATCACAACGCCAGCGGTGGTGGGCTGGTAGATGTCAAGACGACCCTCGCGGCCTTCGTGACCCTTGGCCACTGGGACTTCCAGGGCACCTTCGCCTGCGACTGCAAAGCCAGCACGGGCAAGCAGCTGCTCAAACTGACCCGATTCCAGGAGGTAACGGCTGAAGTTTTCTTCGTGCCCGAAGCGGACTTGAAGGGTGGTGGGCATTGCCCTTTGGTGACTCTTCCCAAAGGGAAGACCCCTGCGTAGCGGTATGTCAACCGCCCTGCCTCCGCCCTCTCCTGTACCCCCTCGGCACCTTCGGTGGTGGGTCCAGGCTCCTGGGCAGCACCTGCATCAGTGCCTTCTGGCTGTCCATCGCATAGTTCCCGAACCTGTCCTTCTGGCTCACCAGCGCCCTGAACCAGTTAGCACGCTCAACACCCAGCACCTCGTTCTGCGTCTGCCTGCTCGCCCTACGCAGGAAATCCGCCATCACCACATCACGCCCCTGCGCGGGTAGATCCACCGCCTTCCGCCAATACCGCTTCCCATTCACAAACACAGGCTTGGCGTAATACCGCTCACCCTTCTTCGCCTTCGGGTGGTCGATGTTCTTGTAGCGCCACTTGCCCGCTGCAGTCTTCAATGGTTTGCCGTCCTTATCCGTCAGCACCTTCTCGCCCGGCACCAGCTCAACAAAGCTGGCGTCAAGCGGCTCATCCTTCCGCAGTTCCCATTCCGTTTGAGTCAACGGAAGAACCATGCACCTGCAGTTCGGGTGGCGGGGGGTTTGCGGCAGCTCCGAGCGCTTCCTCCTCACCGCGCCTGACCAAGGAGCGCACTGTTCGCACACGCGATAATCAAAAATTGCCGAGTATTCGTAAGCAGCAATCACGTCTCTGTTTGCATCCCACATGCGGTTGTGGGCACGCTGACTCATGTCCATGACAGCTGTCCTGGCAATCGCCTTTGCCTGCACCTGCGACGTGCGTGCTGCCTTGGCGATTTCATCCGCAATCTCGTCGTTTGTTATCCCAGTGATGAACCCCGTCTTGGTCACGCGGTCGATGATCGTCATGTTTGACTTCAGCCACGGCCCCAGATCAGTCGCCGCCCCGTTCTTGTGTGGCACATACACGGCGAACAAATCCTCAAGCCGCTTGCCCAGCACCTGTGTGTCATCCACCAACGCCATCAACTGCGTGCGCGTGATCTGACTGCCTAGCTCGAAGTTGGCAGGGCCAAGGGTCAGCGGCACATTGCCTAGCGTTGCCGTTTGCCCCAATGCCGTGCTGCTGGTGGTCACATTTGGCAAAGCAGACGGCACCGTCGAGATGCCTGGCTGCACAGCAGCTGCCGCAGCCCGTTGCTTCTGCGTCACCTCCGCCACGTTCAGATACGCCTCGGCGCGGTGCATCTGATACTCAACTTCCCTGCCCAGCGCTTCCCGCAGCTCGTTTTTGAACCGCTCGTTGGTGGGGATGAACATGCTGGCGATGCGCTGCTGCATCTGCCTGTACTGCATCTGCCGCATCACCTCACCTTCAGGCATTGAACGCATCAAGCGCCCCACCTGCTTGAAGATCTCCCACAGCTCTGGGGCAATCTTCCGCACGATGTCAGCAGAGAGATCCTCCAGCCGAACGACGTTGCGCGTGGCCTGGAGGAACTGCTTGTCGTTCATTAGCCCTCAGGCTTCTCTGCAGCAGGTTGCTCATACTGCGCCGCCAGTTCCATCTGCCCCTCCTGTCTGGTTAGCTCCTGCTCCATGCTCTTCAGCTGCTCAGCCTCGGCCGACGCCAGCACCTCGTCGATGTCCACGTCGTCACCCAGCACTTCGCCACGCCTCAGCAGCTCCAGCGCCGTCTGCTGATCGATCAACCCACTGGTGAACAGCGTGTTGATGCTGGTCATGCCCTGACCATCCAACGGGTCAAAGTTGAAGTCGCGATCAATCACCACCTCAGGCGCCTGCACCCCTGCATACTCCGCAGCGATCTCGATCGCAGCCTGCAGTGTCTGCTCCAGATCCTTGCTGATCACCGACAGCATCGCGTTTGAATCCGTCCGATCCAACGCCTTACTGATGCCTGATTCGGCTTCGTTCTTCTGCTTGGACATGATCGCGATGCCCAGGCTGCTCATCTCGTCAACCAACGCATCCAGCTCTGCACGCTGTGCGTCGAACGCACTGCTGGCAGGTTCCACATACTCCGCACCACCCTCAGGCGGCAGCAGAATTGCGTTGTTGACGCTCAAGCCAACAGGATCAGCCTGATCGTCAAAGCCCTTCAACGTCAGAATCGGCTGGCTGGCAACGTGCAGGCACTGGATCAGATCTGCATGACGTTGGTAGTGCGTCAGGTTCAGCTGCGCGATCTCCTCCAGCGGCGGCTCTGAATACAGCACGCCCAACTTGCTGCCATACACCGACACCATCGGGATGTCAGACACGCTCATGCGACCGCTGCTGATCATCTGCCAGCCGCTGGTGCCGCGCTCACCTTGCGCTTCCCATAATTCCCACTTGCCAGGCTCCAGCACTCGCACGCGGTTCTTGTATTCCAAGCCGAAGCGCCCCACAGGCACTGCTGCCAGCTCGCGGATGCGCACCTGCTGCAGCTTGCCTGCTTTCTCCCTTGGATCCTGCCGCCAGCCAATCACATCCCACGGTGCAACAGGCACGAAGTAGGGCTGCAGCTGCGCATCAACCTGCTGCTTCAGCGTGCGGATCTCCTTCGTGTCTGGGAAGTCCACCAGCCAGTTGGAGTGCCCGTAGGCAACAGCATTGATCAGCTGGTTACGGCAGAACTCGTCAAGGTCCGTGCCCTGGCGATCGACATCTTTCCGCCACTCTTCCCAGAAGGTCTCATCACCGCCTTCGAGGAACACCGGCTTGCGCAGAATTAACCCCACAGCGGTGCGCACCACACGCTGGAAGTAGGGGCTGAACACACTGCGGCTGACGCGACCGCGCCATGCATCGTCCAGCTCCATCGGCTGCTGCGGCAAGAACCGCTCTGCATTCAGCCGCAAATACTGAGTGCCCTCCATACAGGCACGAACAGGCGTCCACCTGGACGACATCGCCCAATAGGCGGGATCAGGAACGCTTGGATCGTCCTTATCACCAGGCGTGTTCAGCTGCTGCGCGCCAAGCCACCCGGCTGCGTAGGGATCATTCGAAACCGGGATGGGGAGCATGGCGGTCAGCCCTCAGCCTTTTTGGCAGCACGACGCTTAGGTGCAAGCTCTTTGTCCCAATTGGGATCAGCGGCTTGATGAGGTGACTCTGGCTGAGGCTTCGGCTTGTGCGGACCCCATGGCCCAGGAATCCACAACGCCATCAGTGACACCAGCTCTCTGTCTTGCCAGTCTACGAACGTCTGTAGCGGTCACCTATGGATTGGCGCCTTGCTCGTTCATTCACCCTCGAATCACATAAACGTGAGATTGAGGCGTGTGATGACGTGGAGAAACTGCGCAGCGTGTGCGTGAACCTGATGCTGCAGGCTGAAGCGCTACGTGAGATGGTGGGCGACCTGCTGCTGCGTCAGTAGATGCGCAGCTTGCGTTGAGCCAGACCGCTCTTGCGGTTGTGACCCTTGACGCCCCATGCCGTGATGCCAGCCATCTGCCAGGTTGCGTAGCCGAGCGCATCCATCTGACCGCTCAGGTCATCCTGTCCGCCGTCACCCTTCTCCGGTTGCTGTGTTGCCTGGTCGTAGGCGTGCTGCTCTAGCCCTTTGATCATGAGCTTGCAGTCAGTGTGAACGAATAGGCGACGCTCACCTTTGGCGTTGAGGATCAGGCTGTTGACCGTGAGCACGCGGTCACGGATGAAGGGGTTACTGGCTTGGGTCTGGATCCTGAGCCCCGCTTGCTTCATCAAACCGAAGTCAGAGATGCCGGCGTTCTTGGTGCTGCGGCTCTGGCTGCTGGCATCAGGGCACATCACGAGCTGCCCGTGGTCCACCCATCCGCCATAGCGATCGAGGATTGTCTCGATCACACCAGGCGTATCGCGTGCGACGTGCTCAGCCACGACGTGAACGCCATCGGCACGCTGGATGCAGATCGCAATGATGCAGCGGTCAACGTTGAAATCGACCCCAGCAAAGATCGTGTCACTTTCGGTTGGTGCGCTGATCTCTGAAGCGTTGAGATCACGGTTGAACTCGGGGTAGACCGAAGCCTGCGTCAGGTTGGTGAACTCACCATCCAAATAGCTCTTCAGCATCGCGGGCGGGTAGTTCTCCCTCATGCCCTCGATGAAGTCAGCGGGCAGATGTGGGTTGTCGGTGCTCTTGGCGCGGTAGAGCGCACGATCGGTCTTGTGCCCTTCCTCGACGAAGAGGTTGTAGAGGATGCCAAAACCCTCAGGCGTTGAAAACATACCCAGCTGCCTGCGTGTGCCTGCACGCAAGCGACCGAGGAACTTCTCTACTGCACGGCGTGCAATCTCAGTTTTGCTGGTGTCGATCTCATCAGCACCGATCCATGCGGCGTTGATGCCGATGATCCTGCTCCAGTTCTCCATGCTGCGGCACAGAATCGTGACAGTGCCCATCGGCAGGTAAAGCCTGAACTCAGGCAATGGCGTCACTCTGTACTCAAACTCGACCTCGATCTCAGTCCAGTAATCCTCCAGCGTGCGGATGAGCACATCACGCACCAGCGGACCTGTCGGTGCAAACAGCACACCAACGCAACCTGGATTGTCCAGGCTCATCACCGTTGCCCAGGCTGCCAGCGTCCTGGTCTTGCCAGCGCCATAGCCTGCAACGAAGGCAACCATGCGGTGCTCAGCATCCTCAACAATCGGACGCTGATACCAGAACAGCCCATCAATGACACGCTGCCTCAGCGCATCAGCTTCTGACTGATCACCTGATGCACGATCAGTGACCTGCTCAACAGGAAGCTCTAGAACAGAGCCACCAGCAGCGCGGTCAAGGATGCTCATTCTCGATGCGCTCCAGCGCAGCTAACAACTGCGGCTGCTTTTGAGGAACAAGATGATGCGAGGTGACATAGGTCGCCACCTCGATCGGACCACGCCTCATGCTGACGCGGATGAGTTCAGCATCGAGCACATCAACCTGCAGGTCAGGTGTCATTCAAGGATGTGAGCGATCTTCGCCATCGTATTGATGCAACCGAGAGCAACATGCGCCTGGTTGCCATTCTTGCGTGCCTCCTTCTGCAGGCTGGCCAACTGGCTCAGCAGCTCTGCCGTAAAGGTACGGCGGTCGATGTCCCAGTCGGCCTTGAGAATCTCGCGCGCTTCCGCGATGTACCGATCAGCCTG